TATTGCCGGACTGATGCGTGCCGGATGACGGTAACTCCACGCTGCCTCGACCAATAGCTTTCTGGCATAGCTGTTTCCGGCTTTGGTAATGCTGCCCTGATGTCTGCTTCCACCCGATGAATATTCTGATGGCGTGATACCAAACCATGACATCAGTTGTCGTGGATGTTCAAAACGGGTCAGATCACCCAGTTCAGAAATTAATCCAACCGCAGTAATAAACTGAATCCCTCGCATGGCTTGCAGCGCCTCTACTACCGGATACAGCCTCCATTCGGTAACGGCCTCCTTCAGGGCGGATTCCAGCCGTTCACATTGTGCCTGCCGGTCTTCTATTGTACGACGGTGTTCGTCAAAAGCTAATTGTCGCCAGGGACTTTCGAATGAGTATTTGCTGAGCCAGCGTCGGTGTGCAGGGCCCCAATCTGCTCGCCCGACATAATGGACCCCATGAACCAGAAGAAACGATTTCAGACGTTGCCTTGCATGCCGTAAATCATCGCGGGCAGATGCCCATGCCCGGGCCAAATCCCGGAATGCCTCATCTTCAATGCCGGGTACGTAGACAGCAGAAAGATCTCCTGCACGCAGTGAACGCACAAGTCTGATGGCATCACGGCGATCGGTTTTAACCCGCTCCCCCGGTTTTTTCGGGATAAGTGAGGGGGCGCAGACCATGCAGTCAAAACCGGATTTCACCAGCCGACGATAAAGTCCATAACCACAGGGCCCCGCTTCATAAACGATACTGACCTGCGATGACTTTGACCTGAGACGTTTACAAAGATTCTGAATATCAGTAGGTGATGTGCCAATTTTACCCATCAGTTCAACAGGTTCTGAATTGATAGCATAAGCGACAGTAATCGATTCTTTGTGAACATCTAACCCGACGTACAATGTGTTATTGTTGTTCATGCTGGCCTCCGTGGTGGAAATACCGGGGTGTAGCAACAGCTCACCCATGCGGCTCTGACAACGATGTTAACCCGCGTTAAATATCCCACGTTGGCCAGCATCTGTCTCACGGAAAGTCATACTGCCTTACTATCGTATTGATTGATCTGCATCAAATTAACGTAAAAGCAACTTCAGATAATACAAATCAGCAACACTGAATATGGGGAAACATTATGTCATCAAAGAACAGAACCCGCAGAACAACAACCCGCAACATCCGATTTCCAAACCAGATGATTGAACAAATTAACATCGCTCTTGATCTGAAAGGTTCAGGAAACTTTTCAGCGTGGGTTATTGAAGCCTGCAGGAGAAGGCTGGCAACAGATGCAACGCATCTGCGCCCGGCCAGCATGAAAAATAACGAGAAATGAACGTTCGGTTACAGGAGCAGGTACCCACTGTCCTCCAACAATATTTCATCTTCATATCCGACGGAACAAGACTTACCCTGCCGGGATGTACAGAATAACAACAGAGTGATAATTAATTTCTGATGAAATAATCAGGGTGCAGAAGGACTAAAGATAAACGTTTTCTTCACGCCTTTACACGGCCTGTCCTTCTCAAATCGCCATTTTGCCATCGCCTTTACAACCTGCTCATCAAACAAATGGTGCGGCTCTGAACGGATAAACTCAATTCGGGTGACAGTACCATCAGCACCAATATCAAACTTCACATCAACCCGTCCCTTTATATAATTTGCCGCTGCATAGGCCGGATATTGTGGTAATGCCTTAACCAACTGTCGGGGCATATCTGTTTTATGTTGCGTACAGCCCATAACCAGAGAAGACAACAAAATAATTAACGGAAGGTTTCTTTTCATTTTCATTCCCGGCACAGATAAGAATAAGTCTTATTCTAACAATGCCACCCTGTCGGTCATCAATCCTCTGCTTAATGGCAACGACAATTATCCGACTTAAATCACAAATCAGACACATGACATAACAGAGCTTGCGAGGTAACACATCGTCCGGTTTCTTCCACCATCGCACCGGACCAGCGACCATGAGGGGACAACGCCGCGCTCCGTTAACGCGGTAAACCCCGGTGTGTATCGTTTTTGATTATCCCCGCACACTCGCGCAGAGGAGTCTCCCGGTCGGGCTGCGGTCTCTGTTAATGCGGGGATACGGCGACAATACCGCGCATGGTTAATAAGGTCGCTCAACACACTGGCTGTAATGCAGCGGATACCATGCGGCATTTAGCGGCATTCATCGTACACTCAACGGTTAGCTCTTCATTCGTGGCATTCACCTGAAAGGTCCGGGAGTGTAATTGCGTACATTTACCACTGAACGAACCTTCAACAAGAACACGACCACGCTGCAAAATACGGAACGGAATTGTTCCCTGAAAAGGCTTTACGGTTACCAGTAATTTCTTCATGCATTCTCCGGATAACAAAAATACTAGTTAATACACTGAGTGCGGATATATTCCTGCGCCCCTTCCAGTTGCTTCTGCATTGTCATCAACCGCTCTCTGAGGGTGAAATAATCCCGTTCAGCGGTGTCTGCCAGTCGGGGGCCGGTTGCATTATCCATTCCGGAGGTGCCGGTGGCTTCACGCACGGTACCGGAGCAGGTGGCGTTGATCCGCAGGCGCTTACGACCAGCGGCAACATCACGCTGGCGCTGCTGCATGTCAGTAATGGTTGCGTTTGCCAGCTCCAGCTCTCTGGCTTTTTTATCGCGCTGCGCTTTGTAGGTGATGGCGTTATCACGGTAATGGTCTGTTGCCAGCCACAGCGCACCACAGACCACCAGCAGAATAACGGTAAACGCGGAAAGCATTCGGTTTATGTTCACCCCAGCAGCCCCGACGAAGACAACATCATCCAGGCCATGGAAAGAAAAAGAGCAACCAGCATTAGTGAAAATGAAATGCCGACAATTACACAGAGGATCTTCGCCAGCGTTATGAGTTTGTCTGACATGCTTAATCCTCCCTTCACGATTTCAACGCAATGACCAGTTTTGCCAGCCCATACAGCATCGGGGACACAGCAACACCGACCGCCACCCACTTAATGGCAAAAGCCAGTGCTCTGCTGATGTCATCAGTTACAGGCGCTTTCAGTTCAAGGCCGTTTTTCATGGTCAACCTCAACAGAATTCGTTTATACTTCGCCATGTTCTCCCTTGCCTTACTCAAGGTCAGAAACACAAAACCCCGCCTGGTGCCAACAAACGGGGTTTTTACTTTTATTCACTTACGTTTCGCCAGTTCGCAGGATTTCGTGTTATCCGTCCGCGTGCTCATGCCTTATTTTCAGCAAAATATTCTGCTTATCTGTCGATGTCCCAGCACGCCAGCGCACTTTCCTGGTCTCGCCGGGATACCTGACCGTAGCAATTATTTGAGCGGATACGGCAGTCTCTGCCACCGTCCTTAATCCACCAGCGAATCGCTTCGCATGCTCCCCTGCGGTCACCAGCATTAATCCGTCTGTAAAACGTCGACGGGAAACACTTACCGGGGCCAATGTTATAGGGACAAAATGACGCGATACCCGCTTTCTGGGGTTCGGTCAGCGGCACTTTAATATTGCGCTCCACCCATGCCAGCGCCTTATCACGCTCAATGGCGTTGACCTGGTCGCATTTTTCCTTCGACAACTTCATGCCCGGGACGACAGGTTTACTATCCACCAGGATGGCACCGCGGCAGATGGTCCAGATACCCGCGCCATCACGGTATGCCGTGGTGTGGTTACCTTCCTTTTCATCCAGAAACTGGTCGAGGATTTCAGGCGCAGGCGCACCTGCGGCAATCAGCGCCAGAACGGCAGCCGACAGGCCGTATTTGATTTTGGTGTTCATGGATATTTATCAGGGTTTATCGATTTCAAATCCCTGGATATGTTAAGTCTTCAGGCCAGCGGTGGAGTCTTCAGAGAACCAGTAATTATTCCCGGTAGTTTTCCTCTGTAGGTTATCAACACATCCTGCGCCTCTAAAATTACGGGGCGCTTTTCCGGCAACGGACCATCCCCTTCACATAACCCGGCAGCAACATCCATGAAAAACTGCTTCGCCTGCTTTTTCGCCTCAGCTTCGTAAAACTCCAGCGTGGCATCTTCAGTACGGTCAAGACTAATCGCCACATCTGGCAACAACAGTGACGGATACCCACCAATTTCCAGTGCCACAGTAACAGTAATCTTATTCGGGTAATTATTTATCCCTTTAACAACCAGTTCGTATTTTTTCTTCATCGCTTTACTCTCCCCGCGCCGCCTTACGACGGTCCTCTCTGATTTTGAAATACAGGTTAGTCAGATATGTCAGCAGCCCAAACAACAGACTCCCCAGCACGCCTATTGCCGCCCACTGAGACGGGGAAAACCTGTCCAGCAACTGCAGGAACCAGTAGCCCGTTCCCACCGCTGACGTGGTGTATGACACACCTGTTGTGATTTTTTCCATCTGGTACATACCCCGTCTCCCGCAATCCGGAAGCTCACAACAATATAAAGACCACCGGCACACACCGATGGTCCCTTGCGCATGCTTACATCATCATGTCGCTGTCAGGTGTAGGTTCACCGCCATCTGAAGCACTCCCGTCACCCGCGATACCTTCCGGCTCAGGAACCGCTGCTACGCCCAGCAGCTCATCCAGAATGGCATCCACTTCTGCATCAAGACGCGACTCAAGATTCTGGCGAAGTTTCTGTTTCAGTGCGCTCCGGACTTCTTCAGAGCGCAGGACTTCCTTCACTGCCTCTGCAGTGACCAGGGATGTGATTTCTGACATGGGATTTTCTCGCTGAAAGGGGTTGTTAAGGAGTAACGGGTTCTTCGGGTTTGCTTCCGGCTGACTGACTGGCGCTGATTTTCTCAGCGGCCCTTTTATCAATCTGCCTGCACCAGAAATCGCGCACAGCCCTGTACCCACCCGAAAGAAGATACAGCACACAGACCGCCGTACAGAAGTACAGCATCACCTGATGAATAAATGTCATAATTTCTTACCGTTATGGTTGACAATGAGAATTGTTTTCATTTAAAAAACCAATGTACGAAAGCATCTTTTCTTTACATTCTCCATTGGGATTACCTCCGCCAGCTTCCATTCCTGCCGCTGGCGGCTTTTTTTAGCAATTATGCGGCTGCTCCAGCTTTGTTTGCTTTAACTTCCACCGTATCAATAAGTACAGGGTAGGTTTCTGCACTACCTGTAATATCCGTAATGACAAACCTGTTGAGTCCATTAGCAGTATTGGCCCATTTCACCAGGTCAAACGCCTGTCCATCCACACCATCAAGCACCGGAGTAACATTAATGCTGTTACTGCCCTTAAATTTAAATGCAAGCGTATGCCAGTCATGGTCGAATGCGCCAAACGTGCCAAGTTCTTTTTGTTGATTAACTGTATGATGGTATGCAACATTAATACTGGCTTTATCTGTCTGGACAAAGAAAGAACTCAGATGGCCTTCACCACCCTCACCCGGCCATTCCGCTATTCGCCAGTACAAACCAAAGGCATACTTGTTTCTGGTTGTCTCAAGATTGACGTTTTCGGGGATTTTAAACCGGACAGCAATTTCCCCGCCTTTTTCCAGTAAAAGTTTTGCCTTGTCTGCAGCAATATCACAGTGAGGTAGCCTGAGTTTAACGGACACTCCTTCCTGAAATAGAATGGCATCAGAAGGAGCTAATAATGAGCAGAAAAAACCAACGTTACTCTAAAGAGTTCAAAGCCGAAGCTGTCAGAACGGTTCTTGAAAATCAACTTTCGATCAGTGAAGGCGCTTCCCGATTATCCCTTCCTGAAGGCACTTTAGGACAATGGGTTACCGCCGCCAGAAAAGGGCTCGGTACTCCTGGTTCCCGCACGGTGGCTGAACTGGAATCTGAAATTCTGCAACTGCGTAAGGCGTTAAATGAAGCTCGCCTTGAGCGAGATATATTAAAAAAAGCAACAGCGTATTTTGCACAGGAGTCGCTGAAAAATACGCGTTAATCGAACAATGGCGACAACAATTTCCCATTGAAGCGATGTGTCAGGTATTTGGTGTATCCAGGAGCGGTTATTACAACTGGGTACAGCATGAACCCTCAGACAGAAAACAAAGTGATGAGCGGCTAAAACTGGAGATTAAGGTGGCACATATCCGCACTCGCGAAACATATGGAACCCGGCGGCTCCAGACGGAGCTGGCAGAGAATGGCATCATCGTTGGTCGTGACCGACTGGCACGTCTTCGTAAGGAGCTAAGGCTACGCTGTAAGCAGAAACGCAAGTTCAGAGCGACTACGAACCCGAACCACAATCTGCCAGTTGCGCCAAATCTGCTGAACCAGACGTTCGCTCCTACAGCACCAAATCAGGTCTGGGTGGCGGACCTGACGTATGTTGCCACACAGGAGGGATGGTTGTACCTCGCTGGCATCAAAGATGTTTATACGTGCGAAATTGTCGGCTACGCCATGGGAGAGCGCATGACAAAAGAGCTGACAGGTAAAGCCCTGTTTATGGCGCTCAGGAGCCAGCGCCCACTTGCCGGGCTAATCCACCACTCTGATCGAGGTTCACAGTACTGCGCATACGATTACCGGGTCATACAGGAGCAGTCTGGTCTGAAAACATCAATGTCGCGTAAAGGTAACTGTTACGACAACGCTCCGATGGAAAGCTTCTGGGGAACGCTGAAAAATGAGAGCCTGAGCCACTATCGTTTTAATAACCGGGATGAAGCCATCTCAGTAATACGGGAATACATTGAGATTTTCTACAATCGTCAGCGTCGTCACTCTCGTCTGGGGAATATCTCCCCGGCAGCCTTCAGGGAAAAATATCATCAGATAGCTGCTTAAAAAAAGAACAAATGGTAGTGTCCGCTATTGCCAGTACACCTCACAGTACATTGACCAGGATTTCGCGCTGTTATTTTTCTCAATTCGCAGAGCTTTATTGCCGCTGTCATCAACCAGTGTGCGTCTGCCATACATACCGTCCCAGCCATAAGGTTTCAGCTGATTGTCTGTAGCTTTTTTGGCATCGTAAAAAATTACAGACTCTGAGGTGGTAACCGGCCTGTCTGGAACAACCACCCCGGCAGTACCATTAACAAACGCAGAAGACTTACCCGCGCAGCTCAGAATCGCCGTTGCCAGACGGTCGGAAATAATCCCACGGCGAGCCCATGAACTGAAATGGCTCGCCCTGTCCTGTGACGTCCAGGTGGCTGAGCTGTCACGCCATTTCGAACCGTAATAACCGATACCCGGAATGTCCGGGTCTTCTTCCGGTTTGTTCGTCGGCACATTCACCCCGTTCTCATCGGTCATGAACGGTACGAAATGGATATTCTTTTCCGTTTTATTTTTATAGCTGCCGTACACCGTCTGGTACGTGGATTCGTTCTTCTGCTTCCAGAAATACGTCGTGTCCCCGCATATCCAGGGAACACCGCCAGCAGAGCCACCGACGCACTGGCCTGCCATATCCGCCAGGTCTGCACGGAATTTATCAACCAGCGCACCAAACTGTGCGGCATGATTTGCCGGCGTACCGCCAAAATCAAATTCCCCCTGCATCCACACCACGGCAAACAGCACATTTTTCGGGTTCTTCTCCAGTGCCGCTTTTGTTCGACCGATAAGGTCCTTATACAGCGGCTTGTCCACACCCCAGCGGGTTGAATTCTCCGAGGCACCACTCGCGTCACTGTATGTGCCATCAGCTCCGGTGGTGAACGCTGAACCACCACGACAGCACGGAACCAGCAGAATGCCCGCATTCGCCGGTATAAACGGCAGCAGTTTTTTGGCGATATGCAGCCCCTGCCCCACGGTTCCGTACTGCCCCTTTGACAGGTCCGCTTTCGGATGGTTAAGACGGCTCATGTCCTGCACATCATGCAGACAATGGTCCGCCGGAATGATGTCGTTATATTTGCATGCTGCACCGCCCGGTGTCACCGTACTGCGACGCGCCAGTTGCTTAATACGCGGGTCCGGACGGTCATATGTCCCCGGCAGCGGAAGGCCTTCACCATACGACATGCCGTTTGACTGCCCTGCCAGAACCACAACAAAGTAATACTCCGGGTCGCTGGTGGCGCTGATTACTGCACCTTCTGCTGCAATCGCCTGCATCAGAGTATAAGGGGTTATGGCCACCGGACTACCAAACGGCTGCCAGCCCTCTTTCAGTTTATGTGTCAGCTTTTCCGCAAGATCTGACGGCGACGCCGCCCTGACAACATCATAGTGTTTAAAAGCCATGAATCCTCCCGGCCGGGATAATATTGTGAGTAAAATGAGGAGCGGGCTGAAGTCCGGAAGTTACAGGACAATGGCAGAAGAGAGACGACAGCCCGCAATTCGAAAAAGACCGCGCAGTTGCGCAGAGTGACTACTATGGGGTATTATTCGCCAGCTGAAATATTACTTCACGTTTTATTGTTTATTCCTTGCCGCCCGCGTCTCCCAGCGCGGGCTTTTTTTGCCCACAAGAAAGCCCCTCCGGAGAGGGGCTGGAGAGTGGCGCTATGTGCCATTGCATGGTGCCGGGTGCCTCCCGGTGAATTCAGTACCAGCACCTGAATCCGCGATTATCCCATATACCTACTCGCTGATTGCCCCTCCGCACAGGGGGATTCACCATGCCAGTTTCTTTTAACAAACTCCCCGCAAACCAGACAACAGTCAACCGTCTGAATTGTGAGACATTTAAAAAAAAGCCCGCAAAAGCGAGCCAGGGAAAATAAGTGTGGCGCGTTGTACTGGATTCGAACCAGTGACCGATTGCTTAGAAGGCAATTGCTCTGTCCGGCTGAGCTAACAACGCATGATGCAGATAATGGACCGCCATCGGGGACTTGAACCCCGCGCAGCCAGCTTCGAAGGCTGGCGCTCTTTCCTGATGAGCTAATGGCGGTATGTGATGGTGGCCCTTGCTGGATTTGAACCAGCGACCTGGCGATTATGAGTCGCTCGCTCTCACCACTGAGCTAAAGGGCCGGGAGCCGCATAATAACGACGCGTAATTAATTCTTCAATATCATCCGTTCTGGCTGACTAAATCCTGTACTTCCCGAACCGTCTGCTCAAAACGTTCAGTCTCCAGCTCAACGCCAATTGCACGACGCCCGAGCGCCAGTGCCGCTTTCACTGTCGAACCCGACCCCATGAAAAAATCTGCAATCAGGTCACCCGGACGACTGCTAGCGCTGATTATCTGCTGCAGCATTTCTGCCGGTTTTTCGCACGGATGTTTCCCGGGATAGAACTGCACCGGTTTATGCGTCCACACATCGGTATACGGCACCTGCACCGTCACGCCAAAATACCGCCGCAGATGTTTATATTCACTCAGCAGCTCCGCATACTGCCGGTTCAGTGAGGTATACGTATCCACCAGCTGGTGGTGGAGCTTTTCCAGTTCACCACGCCGATGCTTCTCTTCTGCCACCCGGGCAAACAGCGCCTGTAATTTCAGATAATCGCTTTCATTCGGCAACTGCCACTGACTGGCACTGAACCAGTGCGACACCATGTTTTTCTTTCCTGTGGCATCTGCAATCTGTTTTGCCGTTATCCCCAGGGCAGCTCGCGCATCACGAAAGTAAGAAATCAGCGGGGCCATCACATGCTGTTTCAGTGCACTGCCCTTCGCCTCATAGCCATCATCTTTCGGGCGGTACGGCCCCTGATAATGTTCCGCGAACAGAATGCGCTCTGTGGCGGGGAAATACGCCCGCAGGCTTTCCTTGTTGCATCCGTTCCAGCGTCCGGACGGCTTCGCTCAGATAATATGGTTCAGCACACTGAAGCGTTCACGCATCATGATTTCGATATCAGATGCCAGGCGATGACCACAGAACAGGTAAAGACTTCCGGCAGGTTTCAGCACCCGCCAGAACTGCGCCAGACACTGCTCCAGCCACTTCAGGTAATCATCGTCGCCCTTCCACTGGTTATCCCAGCCCTCAGGCTTCACTTTAAAGTACGGCGGGTCCGTGACTATCAGGTCAACAGAATTTTCGGGTAACGACCAGATAAATTCCAGGCAGTCGGCGGGTAATGACTCCAACTTACTGATAGTGTTTTATGTTCAGATAATGCCCGATGACCTTGTCATGCAGCTCCACCGATTTTGAGAACGACAGTGACTTCCGTCCCAGCCTTGCCAGATGTTGTCTCAGATTCAGATTATGTCGCTCAATGCGCTGAGTGTAACGCTTGCTGATAACGTGCAGCTTTCCCTTCAGGCGTGATTCATACAGCGGCCAGCCATCCGTCATCCATACCACGACCTCAAAGGCCGACAGCAGGCTCAGAAGACGCTCCAGTGTGGCCAGAGTGCGTTCACCGAAGACGTGCGCCACAACCGTCCTCCGTATCCTGTCATACGCGTAAAACAGCCAGCGCTGACGTGATTTAGCACCGACATAGCCCCACTGTTCGTCCATTTCAGCGCAGACAATCACATCACTGCCCGGTTGTATGCGCGAGGTTACCGACTGCGGCCTGAGTTTTTTAAGTGACGTAAAACCGTGTTGAGGCCAACGCCCATAATGCGTGCACTGGCGCGACATCCGACGCCATTCATGGCCATATCAATGATTTTCTGGTGCGTACCGGGCTGAGAGGCGGTGTAAGTGAACTGTAGTTGCCATGTTTTACGGCAATGAGAGCAGAGATAGCGCTGATGTCCGGCAGTGCTTTTGCCGTTACGCACCACGCCTTCAGTAGCGGAGCAGGAAGGACATCTGATGGAAATGGAAGCCACGCAAGCACCTTAAAATCACCATCATACACTAAATCAGTAAGTTGGCAGCATTACCCGCTCGACGAGTGGAAACCAAAACGGTTCAGTCTCCCAATAACAAACACTACCCTGGTGAAATACGGAAAACTAGGATACATCGTTCCAAGACCACAAAAAATTCGTGGGCGTTGGCTGATAGATCGCCGAGCAGTATTTGTTGGGCCAGGTGAAACGGGAATTGCGCCGGAAATTCATACTGGCGATGATGATGCACTGAAGGAGATTTTAACTCATGTCACCGAGGCCACGAAAAAACAGCACTGACGTAGCCGGTCTTTACGAAAAGTTTGATCGCAGAACTGGCAGAGTTTACTACCAGTATAAAAATCCTGTGACTGGAAAATTTCACGGACTCGGAACAGACAAAGGTAAGGCAGAAAAAATCGCTTCCACAGCCAATCAGCGAATAGCTGCAGCAGAAGCTGAATATTTCATGCGCAAAATTGATGAAAGTCCGTCAGCAACAAAACGTCGGGGTATCAGATTAAAGGCATGGGTTGATCGATATCTGAAAATACAGGACACGCGACTGAAAAATGGAGATATTGCAGCTACAACTCACAAAGAAAAAACTCGAATGGCTGCATACCTGGTTTCCCGTCTGGGAAACCACCCATTGAAAGAACTGGAAGTAAGAGACTTTGCATTAATACTGGATGAGTGGCTGGATAAAGACATGGTCAGCACAGCGAGAGTAAATCGTGGATTATGGGTTGATATTTATAAAGAAGCACAGCATGCAGGGGAAGTTCCTCCTGGATGGAATCCTCCGGAGGCTACCCGTAAACCGATCCCTAAAGTAACCAGAGCCAGGCTCACCATGGAAGACTGGCAAAAAATTTACAATGCAACGCCTGAAAAACACTTTATCCGTAACGCAATGCTTCTTGCGATTGTTACTGGTCAGCGCCGTGATGACATTTGCCACATGCGTTTTTCAGATGTGTGGAACGAACACTTGCATATCACCCAGGGAAAAACCGGAATGCGTCTGGCGTTACCGCTTACACTACGCTGTGATGCCATTGGGATAACGTTAAAAGAAGTTATTGATGGGTGCCGAGACAGAATATTAAGTCCATATCTAATCCATAGTCGGCACCAGAAACAACCGAAGCCGATGAGTAAAGACAACCTGAGCGACTACTTTGCCAAAGCACGGGATCTGGCTGGGATAATTCCACCAGCAGGAAAAACTCCGCCAACATTTCATGAACAACGCTCTCTATCAGAACGGCTGTACCGTGCACAGGGTATCGATACAAAAACATTACTAGGACATAAAGTCCAGGCAACCACCGATCGCTATAACGATACTCGAGGTCAGGAATGGGTTTAA